ATGTGTACTTGGTCTTTATCTTGTAGATTTTTAGGTAGCTCCATGCCAGCTTCTTCAGCTAACTGTGCGTCTAACACGCCCCAGTACTCTAGTACTTCGTAGCGGTTGGTCTTAACACTTACTTCGCTGTCTTCTAGTACGTCTTCCCAGTACTCTGTGTTGTACGAAGGACCCATCTCAATGCTAGATTCTATAGCGTCGTCGATAAAGTACGGGCGTTTTTTAAGTCCGCGTAATTGAGAACGAGACATTCTGTGGCGTTGAATAACGTACTCTGCCTCAGACATATTGTGTGCGTCTGGGTCTGGGTATATATCCCAGATAGAAACAGACTCTACACGAGGCACAGTTTCAAAGATAGGAGAATACTCTCCGTCTTCAGTCCAACGAGGGTACTCTTTGTCGAACGCAAAAGGTCCTTTAAGAATACCTGTGCCAAACAAAGACATCTCAAACGCTACGTTACGCAAATGCTTAGACGCTTCACTCTCTTCTAGTTGATCGTGAATGCGCTTCTCCATATTACGAGCAGCTTTAATAATTGGTTCAAAGGTAGCAGACGTAGGTGTGTGGCCGTAGCCTTCTTGTAGTACGTCTTCTACTCTTTCTAAAGATTCTGAATAAGGGCCAAAGTTACCGCCAAAGTCTCTAGTAGCGTTGTTTCTAGGGCCGGACGGTGTAGTTTCTTCTGGCTTACCCGTAGCAGGGTTAGGTACTTTGGACGCAATGTTTTCTTCGGTTAACTCCATCTCGTCAAAGTAGACAGCAGAAGGAGCGTCCCCTACAGGATTTTTAGTAGGAGAAATAGCAATAGGAAACTTAGAGCCTGCAAACAATACGTCAACAATTTGTGCGTATGCTGCCAGTACTTTAGTTTTGGTTATCTTAATAAACGCACGAGACTTTTCAGAGTCAGTAAATCTTACGTCGTCCCCGTAGACACCTCGGTAGTTACGATACGCCTGTAGCCAACGAGTTTCGTCGCTGTCTCTTTTCTCAGAAGCCCTACGATACTGCTCTCTTATCCAAGGCTCTACGCCACCGTAGCCAGACTCGCCTTCTTTCTCTAACGCAAACAACTCGTCAGTAATAGAATCAAGGTCTGTTTTTAACTCTTCTGTAGTACTTGGCTTTTCAATTATAGGCATCTAGTATCCAAACGTGTTATCTGAGGGTTGCCACCTATTCGGTGGTGTGTTTCTTGGGTCCCAAGGCGAGCCAGATCGTGGCCTTGACATAATACCGTAACGAATAGAATCGTAAGTATGGTCCGATTTAAAGCGTACATCAATGTCGTCCGAGCCTTTAGGGCAAGTAGGGATAATCTGTAGATCTGAAATTATCTGCCTGCAAGTGTCAAAGAAAACTATTGCTGGCGTTTCTGTAACCTCATCTACCTTTAAAAGCTCGTGTAATCTATTCCTACCGGCTACTCTAGCGCCTGCCGAACGATCTGATGGCCTCCACCTACATCCCATAGCAATCATTTCTTCAGCTATGGAAGGACCTATCTGCCCTCTATTATGCCAGCAACTAGAATCAAGAACACCGTAGTGTATAGATTCACCTTGCTCTTCTGCCATAACGAGAGAAGCTAAGTCTCTGCCTGTGCGTTTAGAGACGTACAACTCTCTGTAAACGTACAAGGTCTCGTAAGAAGGATCTATCGCAAACCAATGCACTGCTGAATAGCTTGAGTAACCGTAATCACACGACCTAAACTTTCTCCAATCGTGAGGTATCTCAAAAGGTTCTGCAGTATGAATGTAGGGTCTAAACTCTGGGAACGCTGCCCCGTCTGCTATAGCCCAATCACCCTCAAGTAACTGCCGTCTCTGCATCTCTGGTAGAGACAACAAGTTAGCTTCGTAAGTTCCTTCTTGGTACAAGTACGGATTATCCTTTAGTGTAGCAGGAATAAACCGTCTTTGAAACAGGGGTTGCCCCGCCTTAGCGTGACTAGGAGGATACAACAATTCCTCCCCTGTTTCTATATCTGTTGCGTTAAATGTTTTACCTGCAGGTGCAGGGTCTATAAACATCGCTTTAACCCAACCGTGTCCGGGACCTCCGGGGTTGGTTGTTGCTCTCATGTACACTGGAAGCTCTGGGTCGATAGTCCGTAGACGAGACCTCATGTAGTTCCAAGCGAACGGAGTGGCGTGTTGCGTTAACTCGTCAAACCCTATGTAAGAGAATGCTTGTCCCTGATAACGAAGTACGTCTTCTTCTCGTTCAAGGTACGTTAACCATAACTTAGCCCCACTAGGAAATATCCACTGAGACTTTCTTTCTTGCCACTTAGCTCCGACATACGCCCTTGGGTATATCTCTTGAGTCTTCCAGATCAACTCCCTTAGCTCGTCGTTAGTACGTCTAAGGATTAGACCGTTAAAGTTCTTGTTACCGAAGTAACGCATTGGGTCAGCCAACAGTCCGTAAGACTTGCCTCCCCCTGCAGAACCACCGTACAGTACTTCTCTCTCTACCGACGCTAAGAACTCTGTCTGAGGTCCTTCGTTAGGGGCAAAGATAACGTCTTGGTTCTGTGGTATAGCGCTATTGCCAGTCAACCCTTCGGGTGTCTCTGGCTTAGGTTTAGTTACACCGTTAGCTTTATCTCTTCGTTTCTCTGCTGCAATGAGAGATCGCTTTTTAGCGGCTACATCTTTAGTTAATCTATCTTGTTTCTTTTCTGCTCTAGTAGTAGGTTTCTTACGAGTCGCTAGTTGTCTATCCCTAGGAGTCTCGACACCTTCTCTAGATACCTTCCACAAGTCCGACAGACCTTGGTGAGATATTTTCCTACCACCCTCTTCGGTTAGCCACTTGGCTGTCTCCCGTAAAGAGTTACCGTCATCTAAAAAAAGAAACGCTTCCTCCAACAATGTCAGAAGCGCCTCATCAGGGACCCATTCTTCTTTGTTATTTGGGTCAGCCGCGTAACCAAAAGGAGGTTTTATCGCGGACTTATTTCTTGGTCTATTCGGCCACTGGCTCATCAACTACATCTTTAGGTGGTAAGATAAATAAGCCACCCTGTTGGGTAGTCACTTCTATCTTCTCTTTTTTAACCAGACCCACCCGATCCAGTACTTCTTTAGCTGCAGAGACAGCGTTCTTAGCGCCTACCTGCGACGGGTCAACTAAAACTCCCGTCAATGAGAATGCTGCTTTAGGCGCATTCATGGCGAGCATCGTAGAAGCACGTTCTACTATCTCGTCCTTTAGAGGCTCTACGACCTCTTTAGTTCTTGTGTTAGGTGAGTACCCAGCAATGTTCATAGCTTCCCGTATAGAGCCTCTGGCTTCGCCACAGAGCGCCTCTAAGAATGCTTCTTGCATCTCAGTGTACTGTTTAGTTTCTGCCATAGTTATCGTCTTTTATTTTTAGGCCTAGTTAAAGCTGCGGCTCTTTGGTATTGCTCAGGAGTCAGTACCATGCCTCCTTTGTTCATTGGTCGAGGTGTAGTGCCTTGTTGTCTTTGCCGTGCAGCCGCTTGCATTTCTGGTGTTATCTGTGGGCGAGTAAACCTAGCTTGGTTCATCGCTCTCATAGCTTGTTGCTGTGGAGGAGAGACTGTAGGTCTAGTTGGTTGAGGTCTACGATCCATAGGGGGCTGATTAAAGGGTACGCGAGTTGGTTGATTGTTTTGCGTAGGCCGAGGTCGGTCATATCCCGGATCTACGGGAACGTAGTTCGGATCTGCAGGAACAGACGGTTGTATAGGTCTAATTGGCTTAGGGAAAGATCCCTGTCTAAACTGAGGACCACTAAACCTAGCTTGATTCATAGTCCTCATAGCCTGCTGTTGCTCAGGCGTTACATTAGGTCGAGGGACGTTAGGGTTAGGGCGAGCAGGCTTCTGTTGCTCGTTTCTTCTAGTTTGCTCTGCAAGAAGATCCGCGTCAATCATACCACCTTCGTGAAGAGGACGACGAGCAGGCTTCTTAGCTGCTGGCTTTTTCTTCTTAGCCATAGGGTTGGCTTTAGCTTTAGGAGCCGCTTTCTTAGCAGCAGGCTTAGCCTTAGTGGACATTGGACGTTTTTTTGACGACGGCTGTGCCGCCTTAGCCGCAGGCTTTTTCTTAGTAAGCTTCTTCTTGGCAGGCATAGATTTACCCTATATAGTATAATTAAAGGTTTTAGTATAGTATTCTATATAATTATTATTATAGTATGTTACTATATAAACTTACAGGAAATTTACTATTTAAGTATCCTATAAAGATATTCTAATTATAACATATATTTTAATAAAAGTCAAACTATATAGGGTAAATAAATTAAAAAAATTACCAAGACTCTATCTCCTCCATTACCTGTAACTATATCCCCCCCCTAAACTAGCTTTTCTTGCCTTGGCGGACATAAATCGTACCCGTTTTGGTTGGCTTCCATGTAATTTAGTACAGATTTTAGCTCTTCTAGCGTCCCGTCGTTCTTCAAACGGTTGGCTTTTGCACTAATTATCCTACAATTACCCCTAACGTAGCCCTTTTTAGGGTCTATACGGTCTATTGACGGGCTAAAGTTGGCCGTACCCTGTCCAACCTTGGTCCATTCTAGCGTTACGCCAAGAATAGGACAGAAAACTGGGTAAGGTTCTAGGTCAATTAGCTCTAAATCAAACGGCGTAGCGTCTTTTTGGCATTTATACTTGATATGTGCCAGAGAAGTAGACAATTTCTGCTTAATACAGAACTCTAGTAGGTCATTAGGGTCGTACTGGCTTATTTCTTCATCCGTCCATGCGGTCATAGTCCGTTTCTCCGTCGTCGTCTAGCGGTATAGTCATTTGTTTAATGCTATCTGCAGCATCTCGCATAGTATTGGAGATGTCCCTTAGACAATCGGACAGAGCGTACAGGTGATTGTAGCCAACTTCAGTGGTTATATAGTGGTCAATCCACCTATTGAAGATTTGAGAGAGGGATATACGGTTCTCAGAGCAGGCCTCATCGTCCTCTCCGACGTACATATACAGGACTAGGTTAATGTCGCCTGCTTGGTCTAATTCAGCGTCCGCTTCAGCGTAGACTGGTACTTTCAGGTCAAAGTCTGTACCTGTTAATTCTAGTTCAATGTGATGTCCTTTGTTGGCCATGTGAGTAGGATCCCTAGTAGGGTTGTATTAGCACCAACTGCGGGTACTAGTAACGTTAAGAGTTATAGCAGGTATATGACAGACCGTCAAGTTTCCCTGCAGGCCCGTTTTTGTGTACGCGCTTGACAGTCCAAAAATCCTAATCTGTGTACCGGCCTGTATACGCTAACGTACACACCCCCCCTGTCCCATACCGGCCCGCGTAAGTCATTGATTTATCTAGCTTTAGGTATCTCTCGGTTAATCAGCTCGGCTAATCTTTCAGCGCTTGCGGTAATCATGGCGGAAACTTTGCGCGGCCCTCGGTAATTTTAGCGGCCATCGCTGACAACATACGCGGGAGTGCGTGAGAGCGCTTCTATG